ATGGCCGAACTGCTGCCCGTCATCGAGGCGGTGATGGTCGCCAAACTCAACGAACAGATGGATCATTCCCATGGCTGAAAAAAGGGTCAGCGTCCGCCTCGCGGCCGTGGGCGGACGGCAGGTGCGTGCCGAACTGGAGGGCGTGGGTGAGGCCGGATCGCGTGGCTTCGGACGGCTGAGCCGGGAGATGGAAGCGGCCAACGCCCGGCTGGCGGCCTTCTCGCGGCGGGTCCGGGTCGCGGCAGCTGCTGCCGTGGCAGCCGCCGCCGCCGCTGGTGTGGCGATGATCCGCTCCGGGCTGCAGACCGTCGATGCGCAGGCCAAGCTCGCGCAGTCCCTCGGGACCACCGTCGCCTCGATCCAGACCCTGGAGCGCGCGGGCGAGCTGGCGGGCGTGTCGATGTCCGGGATCGAACAGGCCACCAAGGATCTGACGCGTCGTCTCAGCCAGGCCGCCGCCGGGATGGGCCCGGCTGCTGACGCGCTCGATCGGCTGGGCCTTTCCGCCAACGAGCTGATCGCGCTGCCGCTGGACCAGCGTGTCGGCGCCATCAACGCGGCCATCGAGAACTTCGTGCCCGCCGCCGAGCGCGCGGCTGTCGCGGGCCAGCTCTTCGGCGAGGAAGGCTCCATCGCCATGTCGCGGATCGACACCGCGACGCTGCGTCAGGCGACCGAGGACGTCCTCGCCTTCGGGGTCGTCGTCTCCGAGCAGGACGCCGACCAGATCGAGCGGACGAACGATGCCATCTCCCGGCTCGGGCTGATCTGGCGCGGGCTGTCGAACCAGCTCGCCGTCGCCGCAGCGCCGGCGTTGGAGGCGGTCGCCAACACCATGGCGGCGGTCGCCAGCCGCACTGGTCCGCTCGGCATCGCGATCCGTGGTCTCTTCGACAACATCGGCCGCCTCACCACCTACGCCGCGACCTTCGCGGCTTTCCTCGCCGGTCGCTGGGTCGCCGGGATGGCAGCCGCCGCTCTCTCTGTCCGCGGCCTCGCCACAGCACTGGTCGTTCTGCGCGGCGCGCTGATCCGCACGGGTATCGGCGCGCTGATCGTCGGCGCGGGCGAACTCGTCTATCAGTTCACCCGCCTCGTGTCCGGCGCTGGCGGCTTCGCCGAGGCGATGTCGCTGCTGAAGGACCTCGCCGTCGAGGTCTGGGAGCGGATCAGGATGGGCGCTGCAGCAGCGGGCGCTGCGGCCACGGCGATGTTCTTCGATCTGAAGGCCGACGCGGCGTCGGGCATGCAGAGCGCCATCGAGAGCGTCGTCGGTTTCGGCAACACGGCAGCGAACACCTTCGAAGGCGCCTACGAGGCGATCAAGGCGATCTGGGGCCTGCTGCCGGCCGCCATCGGCGATCTGGCGTTCCAGGCGGCCAACAGCCTGGTCGATGGCGTCGAGGCAATGCTGAACGGCGTGGTCTCGCGCATCAACGGCTTCATTGGCGGCATCAACCAGGGGCTGGAAGCGCTCGGGTCTGAACGCCGCATCTCGCTGGTGCCCGACCTCGACCTCGGCGAGATCGAGAACCGCTTCGAAGGGGCGGCGACCGCCGCGACGACGGCGGCGCAGGCGGCGTTCAACCGGGCCTTCGAGGACAACCCACTCACCGCGCCTGATCTCGGCCTGACAGACGCGGCAAACCGTGCGCTCGAATCCGCAAACCTCTACCGCGGTGCGGCGCGCGATCTGGCCGAAGGGGCCCGCGCGCCCCTCGAAAGCTGGCAGGTGCTTCGCGACGCGGTGCGCGGCACCGAAGAGGACGGGGCCGATGCGCTGACCGAGGCCACCGGTGCTGCCGAGCGGCTGGAGACGGCGCTCGGCGATGCCGGACGTGCGGCGACGGGTGCGGGTGCGGCCGCCGGAGCCGCCGCCGCTGCCGCGGAGCCCGCGACTGAGGCGGCCGTCACCGGCTGGCAGGCGGTCACGGCGGCGCTGTCGGACTACGCCAGCAAGGCACGCGAGATTGGCGGCGATATCGGGCAGAGCCTCGTCGGCGCCTTCCAGTCGGCCGAGAACGCGGTGGGCGAGTTCGTGCGGACCGGCAAGCTGAACTTCCGCGATCTCGTCAACTCGCTGCTGGCCGATCTCGCCCAGCTGGCCGCGCGGCGGTTCATCCTCGGGCCGATCGCCAACGCGCTCTCCGGCGTATTCTCCGGCGCGGGCGGCATCTTCGCCAACGTCCTGCATGCGGGCGGGATGGTCGGCTCCGCTGGCCCCTCGCGCATGGTCCCGGCCATGGCCTTCGCTGCCGCGCCGCGCATGCATGGCGGCGGCATGGCCGGCCTCCGCCACGACGAGGTGCCCGCGATCCTGCAGCGCGGCGAGCGGGTGCTGTCGCGGCGCGAGGTCCAGAGCTACGGCACCGGTGGCGGCGTCAACGTCACCGTCATGGCGCGCGACGCCGAGAGCTTCCGTCAGTCGAGGACGCAGGTCGCTGCCGACATCGCCCGCGCCGTGTCGCTCGGGCGGAGGGGCATGTGATGGCGTTTCATGAGGTCCGGTTTCCCGACAACATCAGCCGCGGCGCGCGGGGCGGGCCCGAGCGGCGCACGCAGATCGTCGAACTCGCATCGGGCGACGAGGAGCGCAACGCCAGCTGGGCCAATTCGCGCCGCCGCTATGATGTAGCCTACGGCATCCGCCGCGCGGACGATCTGGCGGCGGTGGTCGCCTTCTTCGAGGCGCGCAACGGGCGGCTCCATGGCTTCCGGTTCAAGGACTGGGCCGATCACAAGTCCTGCATGCCCTCGGGCACGGCATCGCCCACCGACCAGGCCATGGGCACCGGCGACGGCACGACGACCGCCTTCCAGCTGGTCAAGCGCTACGCCTCGGGCGCGCAATCCTGGACGCGCGCCATCGCCAAACCGGTGGCGGGTAGCGCGCGCATCGCGCTCGACGGGGTGGAGCAGCTCTCTGGCTGGTCGGTCGACACCGCCACCGGCGTCGTCACCTTCAGCGCCGCGCCGGGCGCTGGCGTCGCCGTCACAGCGGGCTTCGAGTTCGACGTGCCCGTCCGTTTCGACACTGACGCGCTCGACGTGACGCTCGACCTCGAGCGGCTCGGCTCGATTACATCCATTCCGCTTCTGGAGATCCGGCGATGAACGACACCGGCAGCTTCGTTGCGGCCGTGCTGCGCGAACTTGCGGCCTCGACCGCCGTGATCCTCGCCGCCTGGGGCGCACTCGGCGGCGCCACGAACGCACTGACCACAAAGATGCGGCTGCGCGATGCGCTGCGGCACATCCTGCTCGGCGGATTGATCGCGGCCGGGATGGGCAGCCTCTCCATGGCCGTGATCACCGCCTGGCTCAGCCTTCCGCCCGAGGCGATCCCTGCGGGCGGGGCGGCGGGCTCGGCCGCCTATCTTGTCGGGGTCTTCGGCCCGGCCTTCATCGAGATGCTGCTCGCCCGCCTGCGCCGCGCCAACGAAGGCGGCGGCGATGAATGACCTTCTCCGCCTCGCGCGCGCTCTCCGCTGCGACCCTGCCGACCCTCGGCAAGCCTTCGCTCACCGCCTGCGTATCGGTCTCGTCGTCGCGGCCCTGATCCTGATCCTCTCGCTTCTCCGGTAATCCCATGCACATGACCGACGGGGGCCTGCTGGCCCTCGTCCGGCACGAAGGACTCGTGCCCGGGCCCTATCTCGATGTGAAACAAGTCTGGACCTTCGGCATCGGCCACACGGCCGCGGCCGGGCCGCCCGATCCCGCCACCATGCCGCGCGGCATGCCCGCTGATCTGGACGCCGGGATCCGAGAAGCCTTCCGGGTCTTCCGCGCCGATCTTGCGCGCTACGAGGCCGCCGTCCTGCGCGCGGTGAAGGTTCCCCTGGCGCCGCACGAGTTCGATGCGCTGGTCAGCTTCCACTACAACACCGGCGGCATCGCGAAGGCTGCGCTGACCCGACACCTCAATACCGGCAATCGCGTTGCGGCCGCCGACGCGTTTCTCAACTGGCGGCGACCGGCCTCGATCATCCCCCGCCGGGAGGCGGAGCGCGACCTGTTCCGCCATGGCCGCTATCCCGGCGGCACGATCCCGGTCTGGTCCGTGGATCGTGGAGGCCGCGTAGATTTCTCGCGACCGATCCGTCGCCTGACCGAGGATGAGGCTCTGGCCTTGGCTCGCGGGCCGTCGCCGCCGGTCCTCAAGCCGATGCCCGACACGCCGACCGGCTGGCTCGCCCGGCTGGCCGCCTTCTTCTCCACCCTGATCCGGAGGGCCTGACCCATGCGTTACGTTCGCCCCAACTCGCTCACCTGGTGGGCGAGTCTTCTCGCCGTGCTCACGGGCATTGCCTCCCTCGCGCTGCCCGCGACCGGACCGTTCGCCGAACTGTCCCGTCTCGTCGCGCTTCTGGCCGGTTCGGGCGATGCCTCGCCTGCGGGGCTGATGTTCCTCGGTCTGGGCCTCATCGGCCTGCGCGACCGGATCGAGCGCGGGTTCCGCGGCGATGCTTGAGTTCATCGCAGGAGTGGTCGTGGGCGGCTGCCTTGGCGTCTTCGTCGTCGCCCTCTGCGTGGCCGCAGCCCGCGGGGAGCGGGACGATGGCTGATCTCCTGATCTGGCTCATCGCGGCTCTGGGCGCGGTTGGTGGTGTTGTCCTCGGTCGGGTCTGGGGGCGTGTGGAAGGCGAACGCGCTGGCAAACGGGAGGCGGAACGCGATGCCATGGAAGAGACGATCGAGAAGGTGGAGCGCGGTCGCGATGCGGTTCGCGACGGCCGCCGCGCTGGCGATCCCGCTGACCGGCTGCGCCGCAACGATGGGAACTGGTGACGCGGGCTGCGCCTCCTATGCCGAGGCGCGGCTCGTCCGGCCGGCTGCGGAGACCGTCGCGGATGTACCGCCCGCATGGGCGAACTGGATCGCCGATCTGGACGACCGCATGATGGGAACCTGCCGATGAAGTCCCTCTCGTCCGCCCTGCAGGCCCATCTCGAGGAGGGCACGACCACGCTCGCCTGGTGCTGGCGGATCGCGCGGGCCGATGGCGTTACCTTCGGCTTCACCGATCACGACCGGACGCTCAGCTTCGACGGGACCGACTTCGAGCCGGAGAGCGGGCTCACGGCCTCCGAGGTCCGCTCGGGCTCGGACCTGTCGGTCGATGCGCAGGATGCCGAGGGGGTGCTGACTTCGGACCGGATCACGGAGACCGACATCCTCGACGGCCGCTGGGACAACGCCGAGGTCGAGGTGTGGCGGGTGAACTGGACCGACACGAGCCAGCGCGTGCTGATGCGGCGCGGGGCCATCGGGCAGATTCGGCGCGGGCGGCTGGCGTTCGTCGCCGAGGTCCGCTCGCTCGCTCATGTGCTCGGCCAGACGGTCGGGCGAACGTTCCAGGCGACCTGCGATGCCGCCCTAGGCGACGCGCGCTGCGGCGTCGATCTGGAAGACCCCGACTACAAGGGCACGGGCGCCGTCATCGATCTCCTGCGCGACCGCGCCTTCACCGCCTCGGGTCTCGGCGACTTCGAGGCCGGCTGGTTCAACTTCGGCACGCTGGACTGGACGAGCGGCGCGAATGTCGGGCGCAAGGCAGAGGTGCTCGGCCACGACGTGACGGACGGCGTGGCGATCCTGACCCTGCTCGAGGCGCCGGTGCGCGCGATCGCCGAGGGCGATGCCTTCACCATCCGCGCCGGCTGCGACAAGCGTATGGATACCTGTGGCGCGAAGTTCGCCAACACGGCCAATTTCCGCGGCTTCCCGCACATCCCCGGCCAGGACGCCGTTCTCCGCTACGCCACCAAGGATGGCGGGCACGAAGGGTCCGTGTTGTGACCTCCGCCGATCCCACCCGCGTCATCGCCATCGCGCGCTCCTGGCTCGGCACGCCGTACCACGACCAGGCGAGCCTGCGCGGTGTCGGCTGCGATT